TATTTGATGGTAATGCACAAGATTATCATATAGGAGTGGATGATACCAATGATAGCTTAGTTATAGGTTTAGGTGGCACTCTTGGAACAACAGACTCTATGAGGTTTGATGCAGCTGGTATTATAACCAAGCCACTACAACCTGCTTTTCATGCCACTAAAAATAACACAGACCAATCTAACGTAGCTACTGGTGGAGAAACTGTAGTGTGGGCGGCTGAACACTTCGACCAAAACGCAGACTTTGATTTAGGCAATAATAGATTTGTAGCACCAGTTACTGGTAGATATTTTTTTAATATTTCAATGAGATTAGGAGCTCTTGACACAGCAGCTAATTTTTACTCAATAAATATTAATACAAGTAATAGGTCATATGATTATATATTTGCCCCTAAGTTTACTGCTGATTTAGTTTATTATTCTGTATCCTATTCAATATTTGCAGATATGGATGCTTCTGATACAGCAAATATTATTATAAACCAAAATGCTGGTACTGCACAAACAGACATTATTGGAAGTATCCACTACACACATTTTTCAGGATATTTAGTAGCATAAACAAAAGGAATAACAAATGAGTAAAGCAGCAGAATTAGCAAAGATAGGTGAAGTCGCAACCAATAGCCAGATTGGTGGGAGACGGAATCTTGTCATCAATGGGGCGATGCAAATATCGCAGAGAGCAACAACTACTACTGGTGTTGGTGCAACAAATGAAGCATATCCTGCTATTGATAGGTTTAATTTTACAACGACATCAGCAGGTCGTTTTACAATGTCACAAACTGCTGATGGTCCTACTGGCTTTGCTAACTGTATGAAATTAGACTGCACTACAGCAGATACATCTATTTCAGCTTCAGAAGCATTGATTTTACAAACAAAATTTGAAGGTCAAGATGTACAACAATTAATGTATGGTTCTTCTTCTGCCCAACCAATAACAGTTTCATTTTATGTAAAGGGTAATGCAAGTGCTACTTATACTCTTGAGTGGAGAAATGAAGAAGATGGAAGAAATACTGGTAAAACATTTAATGTAACTACAGATTGGACAAGAGTATCAATTACATTTGCAGGTGATACAGCAGGTGCGGCAGTAGATGATGATAACACTCATGCTTTTACTTTAGGTATTTGGTTACATGGTGGAACAACTTTTAGTGGTGGTACATTTGCTGAAAATACTTGGCATGCAACAAACAATTTAAGAATTGGTGACAGTCAAACATCTTTCTTTGACAGCACAAATAGAACATTCTTTCTTACTGGATTACAAATTGAATTAGGCAATCAAGCCACACCATTTGAGCATAGGTCGTTTGGAGAAGAACTAGCTTTGTGCCAGAGATATTTTCAAGACCCCAAGTTAACTTCTGGTAATTATCTTTGGCTTTACCCTATTGTTACTGATGGTACAGGGAAGTATAGACGAGCAAGTTATCTTCTGCCTACCACAATGAGAGCAGACGCTACTGCTACTCTTACTGGTGCAACTAATGGTACTTTTGTAAATGGTCATCCTGCTATAGAAGGGAATGACCATAGACATTATATTGGATTGGCTGGAGATACTAGTGCTGAAGGTAAATACTCTGATATTAGGGCTTTAACATTAGATGCAGAATTATAGGAGATTAAAATGAATTTCGAAAATGCAAAATATTATAATAAGTTATTTCCTAATAATGAAAATGAAATCAACAATATTCAAGCTACTATTGATGGAATTTTGTATCATATACCACTAGACCCTAACAACAGATACTACAAAGCAATCCTTGTGTGGGCAGCAATAGATGGCAACTCAATAGCAGATGCTGATTGATGAAGTTAAACATGCAACCTGAACTAAAAGTACAGCTAGAACTTGATGCTCACGAGAAAGAATGTGCCATCCGTTATCAGGCAGTCAACGATAAACTAGAAGCACTAGACAAAAGAATGTGGCGAATAGAAGCTATGTCTATGGTAGGAACTTTAGGTGTAGTTGCTTTAGTAGTCGCAATAGTTATGAAATAGGAAACAGATATGGCGATAGATTTAGAAACTAAAACTGAAGACTTAGCAGGTAAAGTAGGAACTGCAGAAACTCAGGTAACGCCAATTACGCAAGGAGTTCAAGAGAATGAACTACTGGGTACGCAAGGTCAAACGTTGTCAGAAACAGATGTTCCGTCTGTAACTCCTAAAACTTTAGACCCAACTACAATAGAAAAAATAACTAAGCCAACAGCGACTGAAAATTTAGGTCAAATAACAGACCCTGTTGCAAGTGCTACAACTACTTTAGAAGGTCAAACATATACAGGAGCTACCTCTGATTTTAGTTCTTCTGATTTAATTGACTTAGATGATATATCAGATGCAACATTATCTGCAGGTGCAACAGCAAGTCCTGCTCAAGAAGCACTGGATGAGAAAGCTACAGTAAAATACCAACTAGAATCTTTGCTAGGTGGCATAGAAGATGGAGAACCTCTCCCTGCTTGGGCATCCCCTGCGGCAAGAAAAGTTACTGCTATAATGCAGTCTAGGGGGCTAGGTGCATCCAGCATGGCTGCCGCAGCTTTAACTCAGGCTGTTATGGAATCTGGTATTTCTATTGCTGCTAGAGATGCAGGTGCTTATGGTAATATACAACTTAAAAATTTAGATAACAGGCAACAAGCAGCCTTGCAAAATGCTTTACAAATTGCTACAATGGACAGGCAAAACGCAGATGCACGTACTAAAGGTGCAATAAGCAACGCACAAGCTTTATTGTCAATAGATATAAAAGAATTAGATGCTCAACAACAATCTAACGCTATAAAATATAATGCTTTAGCTCAGGCAGCTCTAACGGAGTCTGCGGCTGAAAATGCTAAACAACAATTTAATGCAAAGAACGAACTTCAAGTAGAAGAGTATTTTGCAGAGTTGGGAGTTCAAGTTGATACAGCCAACATAAACAGGGATGTTGCAATTAAACAAAACAACATAAATCAAGAAAACTCATTTGCAGAGTACAACGCTAGTATGAAAGACCAACGTGAAAAGTTTAATGCTAATATGAGAAACATAATTGATCAATCAAATGTTAAATGGCGTAGAGAAGTTAACACAGCCAACACAGCAGTTGCAAATGAAACTAATCGTATAAACACACAGCTTATGTATAATGTTAGTTCGACTGCTATGAATGATTTGTGGCAAAAATACAGAGACAATGCTACGTTTAACTTTACAGCTTCTGAATCAGAATTACAAAGAAGACATGAGCAGGTTATTCAAGCTTTAGATGCTGCGGCAAATTCTGATGCTTATTCTGCAGCTAATAAAGCAACGTTAGCATCAAATATAATTAAAGTAATAGGAGCTTGGTAGATGTCGGGATTTGATTTTTTAGATACAGTTATAACGGTACTTGGTGTGGCTAAAAAAGGAGCAGAGGTTTATAATTCACTTTCTGAAAAACAAGAATCTGCTGGGTTTGCTACTCCAAGTAAAATGAGTACAAGAACAAGTGGGGGTGGAGCAAAAGCATCTTTGCAAAGTATGGATCAGCCTATTGGATTAGGGATACCTAACATGGAGACAGCCTACCGATACTTTTCAAACAATCTTTCACGGGATAACAACTTAAGACAAGTACAAGCAGAAAATTACGTTGCAAAAAGAAGACCAGCGTTAAAGTCAACCATGACAGTAGCAGGTGATGCAAATGTCAAAGGGTTTACAGCGTCTTATAAAACATCGGGTGTACCCACAGCTTAAGGTAATACAATGGATAATATACAAACACAAACAAACGTAAGATCAGGGTCTATAGAAGCAAAAGACCCTTTTGCACAATCTATTCCGGGAACCTCACTTACTAGTGAAAATAAAAAATGGGCGTGGGGAAACCCCCCTGAAATGTCTGACCCAGATGTTGTTTTACAAGAAGCTACAGATCGATTAGATGATCCTAGATTTAGAGGGGACATGATGAAGTTGTTGTTGGCAGGAGTGTCGGTGGAACACATTGTAGAGACTTGGGTTATAGACGGGTTTGAAAGTGGCAAGTTTAGTTTAGATGTAGGACTATTAACAAAAGGTCCTCTTGGAGTTTACATTGCTTACATAGCCGAAGAAGAAGACGTTGCCTATCGCATGTTTGAAAAAGATGATGGTGGAATGAATAAAGATAGGATAGATGATGAATCTTTATTTACGTTAATGAAAAATAATAACCCTGCTATGTTTGAAACTTTAAGAGAAGAGTTAAATAGCACCATACGAAAAGGTAAATAAATGGCTAATATTTTTGATAAGTTAAGTAGTTCACCTGTTGCATTTGGTGTGTTAAATGGAGCTATGGAATCTTTTGTGATGGGTAGAACCCAAGAAAAAAAGGATGCAAGAGCTAAGGCAGAAGCTGCCGCGTTAAAACAAAAAGAAGACCAAGACTCATTGACAAACACTGCCCTTAGCAGTCAAAGTTTAGCATACAAATTTTTAACCAGACCTGCATTTACAAATAGAGCTAAAGGTTTGTATCAACAAAGTCCTGATATATACTCCTCTATTATGTTAAAAGCTATGGGCAACGTGGAAATGACTGAGATAGACAAACAACTTGTTCAAGCTAGTTCAGGTAACTCCACTTATGCTGCAAACTACATAGCTGCTAATCCAAAGTTTAAAGATGACCAACCTCAGCTATACAAATTACTGAAAGCAACTGCAGCAACTCAAACGTTGACTGAAGGGCAAAACAAATTGTTTAGCACTGCTAAAACTAGTGAGCAAGCTATAGCCCTTAGGGACAATCTGTTTCCCATAGTGACAACTAAAGAAGCGTTTGAAGGTCCTTTAAGTGTAACCATTGATGGAGGAAGACCTGTAGATCAAAACACAGGAAAACCTATAGAAGCAGGGAATATCACAGAATACAGAGGTAACAATGCCACAAAGAGTGCTTTGTTTTGGGCTTTAGATAATAAGGCAGAGCAAGGAACTGAAGCTGATGGGCTATCAGATACAAACATAAATACTATGAAAGATGCAATTAAAGCTTCAAAGAACCCTTTAGCAACAGTTACACAGTTTTTAGATGGGCTACCTAGAAATGAAGACAAATCTATTATAGACACTAAAGCTGAGTTCTTTCTTAAGGGCTTTCAGACAATGTTTGCTTCAGAAAAAGGAAGTAAGATGAGTGTAGGGGACCTTCTTGACATTGCTGTAACCAACACCAAAGATTATTTAACTACTGAAGCGTCAAAAGGTATTTTTGCAAAGTCTATAATTAATAATGAAGCTGTACAAAAGATGGTAAAAGGGGGTAAAATTAAAGAGTACTCTAAGTCTAACAAAGCAGCAGAACAAAAAATATATGCTGACTATATGACCCTTACAGCCATGTCTAAAGCTATGAACAAAACTGGTGAAGGAAAAGGTAAATCAGGCGTAACTTATGGGGGTCAAAATCTTTTTCCTAAAACTATAGGGGAGATAGGTAAAAACAGGCAGACAGCAAATCAATTTTTAATAAAACTTAATAAAGGAAAGTTTAGAATAAAAGTTGGGGATTCAACCAAAGTAGTAGATATTGAAGGGTTTATAGAATCCCTACCTGAAGAAGAAAAGGCTAACCTTAAAACAGATATTATGGCTGTAATAAAAAATCATAACACTTTAGTAACTACAGCAACTTATAATAAAGATGGGAATAAAATACAAGAGAATGAGGAGGACTATGCAGGTAGTTTTCCGAACTTGTATAAGATAGAAGAGATAAAAGCTTTTATACATGGTACTACTATGGGACAAGTGGTAACAGGGTATAGCATGAATAAAAACGTGGCTACCCATCAGACTTCAAACGGATTAGAAACAGGTACACCTTTACCTGTAACTCAAATAAGATTAAGGAATGGTAGTCAAGATCAAACTGTCTCTGTTACCCCTGAAATTATAGAATTTTCAAAAGCACAAGGGTTTAACAGTGTTGTTGATATGATGAAAGATGAGGGATACTACGAACAATTCTTCGGGGAAAATGGGTTTAGTATGAATAGTAATGGTGTAGCACAAGGTGCTGTCAATTTGTACAAAGCCAGCAACGCTATTTTTAAACAAGTACCTAACATTAAAAGTGTTGTTAGGTTAAGAAAAAAAGACTACGCTGCTATGGCTCGTGTTATAATTAACCAAGACATAGACAGTGATGCTGATGTGTTTCAAGTGGTGTCTTCTCTTATGAGTGATGATTTTAAAATAGAAAAAGATGCTGGAAAGTTGGGATATTCAGAAGAGCAAATTGATGTAGCAATACAAAAGTTAAGTAAAGGTCAATTAGATAGAGAAGCTATAATAGAAAATTCAGATAGGCTTGACGCTTACATAGGAGTTTTAAACAAAACAATCAACAATATAGCTGTAAACGCCAACCAATCCCAGTTAACAACAAGTTTTAAAAGTATCGTGCAAGATTTAGTTCTGGCAGATTCGGGGCTTGTTATAGCAGGGAGTACATACGTACTAGAAAAGTTTGGAGTTTCAGCTTTTGAAGAAGGTGAAGGAGTTGGTGTTGTAAAAAGCATGAACAAATTTATGGAACGGACAGATGCTAGACTTGCTGATGCCCAAGTAAAATCAGGTCTAATAACAATAGCGTATAACAGAGCAAAAAACCTTGACCCCAACGGTAGAATATCAGACAGAGATTTTAAAGCTGCTTTAGAAAGTATTACAGCTTCCTTTTTTGCGACTAACAATATCACTAAAGAATTTCTAATGGGCTTTAGAAACGATGCCCTAGCCGCACAAACAATAAATGACAACATTCTTGAAGTCTTTACAAACGTAGATGCAAATAGTGAAAACGTTGTACTAAAGAAAAACATTAGAGCTATAAAAGCAATACCAATTTTTAAAAAGGTAAGGCAAATGACTAGCTCTATAAATATGGTAAGAAAGTACAAGGACAGATATGAGACTAACAATAGCTTACCAAGAAACCTTTACGTATTAGACGTTGTACGAAGTCATACCCCTGCTAACACTAACAACCAAGTGTATGAAGTAAAAAATAAAAATGACGAGCGTAGTAATGTAGCAATAGATTTACCTATCTACACAGATAGTTCGGGCAAAATGTTAACATCTAAAGAGCTACAAGAAAGAGGGTTTAGATTATAATGGCAACAGTTATAGATTATCTAGGGGCAGGCCCTGAAGTTTTAGAAAGTGGAAGAGTAGCTAACAGGTTTCCGGGAGCAGACGTTAATGACCCCAAAAGAAACATTGTTGACTTCCAAGCAGAAGAAAGTGATAGTGTCCAAGTTGACGTTAGAGGTATTCAAGATGAGTTTTTTCAAAAGGCTCTACGAGAAGAAGTTGACATCAATTCTATGTTTCAAGCTGGTAACAAGATAGATGCTTCAGTTGTTCAAGAAGGTATTGAAGCTTACAAAACTATACAAAGTGCGAACACAACAGGACAAACCCTTCCTAACCAACAAACACTAGATGAAAAAATTAATCTATTTAAAAGTATGTATACCCGTTCTGTACCTACAAGTGAAAAGTTAAGTACAGGAGTGTATGAAACGGGAGCATTTCCAATAGATGCTTCTACAAATAAAATGATTGCTCCTGAGTCTATGGATAATGTTCCTGTTCAAGAGAACGTTTTTACAAGAACTCTTATGCCTAACACTAGAACTATCTTAGAAAAAAAGTCACTGAGTGAAGCTAACTTTATGACATGGTCAAAGACAAAAGCTGATGCACCAGTTGATAAGAACATACTAAAGTCCATTGCAAGAAGACTTAACCCTACTATGGGAGCAAACCTTGCCCGAAGAAGCTACGAACTTATAGGATTCTTAAAAGAAGGTATGGGATTTTATCTTCCTGAAATTATGGAGGGGGGATACAATAAAGCTGCAGGGTTGTTAGGGGCTGACCAAAGTAGAGACACATGGTTTTCTGCTGATATGGAAAAAGAATTAGTTGAATTTAGAAGAGACGGTGCATTTGGTCTTTCAAAGTTATTACCAGATGCAGACAGGCACAGGATTGTCAATGAGTTAGTCAGGGATGATTATCGTAGAAAACTATCTCCTGAAGAATTTGAAAGACAGGGTTACAATAAAAAAATTAATGTGGATGGGGAGGAAGTGTATGAAAAGAATTTTGTAACTCCTAAATTTGCAAACGAAGTATTTGAATACGCAGTAGATGAGATGGGGTTCTTTCAACAAGTGGCTGTGTTTATTGCTGAAGCGGCTGTATCTTACAAGTTTGTAACTGCCCCTTTTGTTTTTGCAAAAAGAGTAAATGATGGTATCAATGCCACACAAAGATTTCTTCATACAAAAAAATATGGTGCTAATAGCCAGATACCATTTAAACTTAATACTATAGATAAGAAGCTAGCAGCTTCCAGTAGCTACGCTTTAACTCACAACGTATCTATAACCGAAGCAGCAAGAGAATTAGCCTTACAAAGTTCAAATGGGGGTAGGCTTGCTAGATTTAGTGCAAATAGAATAGCCAACACAGTAAACAAAAGGTTTAATTACGAAAGTGTAAAAATTAATATGTCTGGGCTACAAACAAAGATAAGTGAAAAGAGCGTTGCTCTAAAAGATGCAAGGGTTAGTGGTCAAACTAAATATGCAGAGCAGTTAAGTGATGAACTAGCTGTTCTAAAAAATAACAGAAACTACCAGATGTATAAATTAGCTGGGGCAAATGCTATTAACTTTGGTCTTAACCCAAGACAAGATTTAACAATAGCTATGGTACAAGCCACAGGTAGAAGCTTGTGGGCTAATCAGGAAGAAGGTAGAGATGGGGCTATGGGAGAAGGAGTAGCTGTGGCGGCTTATCTACTTTTTGGGGGAGTTAAGAAGTTTTATAGTTACCAATCTGTTCTTAAAGTACCTTTAATCACAAACGCAGTAGAGAATAAAGCTTTTCAAGTTAAGTTAGGAATAGAAAGTCTCGCTAACATTGTACTATTTGGATACGGTAAGGGTATGTTGTTAAACCCTGACTTAACTGCCTTAAACAAAATAAAAGATTCTCTGTCAATAACCACTTCAGGAATAAGAACGATAGATGAATTTACAAAAAACGCTTTAAAACTTGATAAAGTTGAATCTGACATCCTAGTTAAGAACATGATGGAGTCTATTAAAGACATTCACACAATTACTAAGGATATACCTGAACAATTCCGAAAAGGAATACAAGATAAGCTTGTGTTAAGTTTAGCCGACTCAGCAGGCATAAGTGTTTTTCACGGATACGCCCAAGATTTAAAATTAAAAGACAATGCTTTTTCTAAAAAAGATATAAAAAACTTTCAAAGAAATGTTAGAAATTCTATAAAAACTCAGAAGTTTGGAGAAGAACGAATAGCAGCTTTAAGTGAAACTATTGATGGTTTAAAAGCAGACATTTTAAATATGGAGAACGTAGGGGGTGTTGCCCCAGAGGTGATATCAAGATTAAAAAAAATGGCTGGCATGTACGATTCAATTAACTTAAATGCTATAAGTCAATTTAAAAGAGAACAAGCAATAGAGGTTTCTAATATAGATAACTTTATAAGTGAACTTGAGAACTCCTCTAACGCAGACTTATTAACCTATTGGACTTCAGGGGCAGGACCTGAGAACATGCTAACTAAACTATTTGAGTTAAGAGCAAAGTCCGTAGCTTATTTAACAGGTAGTAAAACTACTTCTTCAGGTGAAGCTGATATACTTATAAAACAAGGGGATGTACAAAAGTCCGCTGCTAACCTTGTAAAAACTTTAACAGAATCTAATAGAAGATTAAAGTTAACTAGCAACCAAAGTAATTCTATAGACAATGCTAACAAGACTGTTCTTTCTTTAGCATCTATTATAGAATCTTCTTCGCAAGCCAAGATAATAAATGCTTACAGCCAAGTGGATAAAACAGAAACGATAGATTTTAGTAACACAGGCACTAAGATATTTGATTTGTTTGAAGCTTATTCTGTAGAAACAAAGATGAGTGTTACAGACTTAAGTAACCCTCGTATTAGTTCTGTATTAGGAGGTAGCACAGGGGGAAAGTTATTAGATAATTTAAATGGGGCAGCAGAAACAGGAATGTTAAGGTTGTTTAATGACCCTGAAATTATAAGCATAATAAATAAATCTGGGGGTACTGAATTTAAAAATGGTAATGAAGTTCTTGAGTCGTTTAGATTAGAAGCTAATAACAACGGTGCTATACGTAGACAGTATGGTTTAACTGACTCAGAAAGTATGACTAACTTTCAACTTTTAAGTTACTTGAAAAATAAAGAAGGTTTAGATTTTAACGCAGAAGATTTAAGTTTTGTAGCAAGCCCTCAGCAATTTGAGAATCTTCGACAAACAATGCAAGTGTATGCAAAAAATAAAAACCCAACAATAAAAGCTTTGGGAATACAGATTGTTAATTTAATGGATGAAGACTTTAGAGTTTGGGGTAATGCCACTAACGATGAAGCTTTTAACGGGGTGATAAATGCAAGGACTATAGCCAGACTTGAAAAACAAAGGTTTGATAAAAATACTGTAGGAGATCAAATATTAAGTTTGAGTGATGGTTCTCCTATCAAATTTATAGGCATGGATGGAAAAACAACAACTATAACTTCAAAAGATGCAACTAAGATTTTTGATCCCTTGATTAACGCCATTATAAATCCCAATGATAAATCGGCAATGTTTGTTGAAAATGAAATGAAAAGACTGGTTGCTACCTTTGCCTCGACTGCAACCACTCTCCCAGAGAACTTGTTAGTAAAAGTAAATGGTAGATATGTAGAGCCTACTGCTGATCAGTTAAGTTCTATGGTTAAGCCTGTGTTTGATTTAAGCAGTCCTGAAGGAGAAGCAGGGCTAAACGCATTATCCGAAATTTTACAATCCCTTATGTACAGCAAGTTTGTCTCGTCAAAAGGTCTTAGCAATGTGGCTGCCCAAATAAAAAAAGGGCAAGTTCCTAATTTAGAACAAACAAATTTGGGTGGTATAATAATAAAAGATAAGGGTCAGCTAAACGTACCTAAAGCTTTATCTTTACCTAGTGGTGGGGAATTTAAAAACTGGGATGAATACATTAGAAAAATGGAAGAACTTATAACGGTTAACGTTAAGATGCCAGACGGTGAAATTATTCCTATGCCAGCTTTTAATATTACAGACATGTTAAGATCAGAAGAACACATAACTAATGCCATAATGTCATCTAAGAAATTTGAAGACACTCACAAGGACTTTGTTAAATTAGTTAAAAACGAACAGGCTGTTAACCAAAACTCCACTGTTAAATTGTTTGAAGAAGAACGAATTAAAGCTTATGAAAATAGTAGGTTATACAAAGATAACATGACAGGTGATTCTTTTTACAACGATATTATAATGCAAGGTAATCCTAACTCAGTAGATAAATACGTAGATGATCTCAGTAGGCTAGTTGACGAAGGAAGAATGACGTTAGAACAAAAAGATAAAACACTACAATCTCTTGTGGCTGACGTATTAAGGTATGCAGGAGGAGAAGAGAAGAATGGTAGTATGTGGAAAAGTTACACAGGCAAGGAAATACCTATAAGTTCCTACGAGACTCCTGAAATACCTTTTGCTATTTTAACTGGGTTTGATGAAGTAAGTGAAACAGGAGTAAGAACTGCTTTGTCTTTTCAATCAGAAAAATTTAATAAGCTAATGGATTCAGCAGGAGTAACTTCTGTACAAAAAGAAGTTCTTGTAGCTATGTATAGGCACGGAACTAAGATGGATGCCCAGAGTGTTCTAAGACGAGCCAGTCAGAGTGGGGTAAGTGCTGTAGGTCCTAATCCGGGATTCACATTAAACAACACTTTGTCTAAAGCTTTTAACATAGCTAGGGGTATGGTCAGTAAAGAATACGTCATGGCAGAGATGGCTATAAGATACTCAGCAATGGCAGATGGTGCAATACTAAATACAATAATGAATGATGAGAGAGTTGCTTCAACTATCTTGAATCTTATGAACGACCCGACAAGAGTGTTAGAAGCAGACGCAGATTATTTTGTAAAAGCTATTATAAAAAACTCAGCTACTGCTTTAAGAAACACTTTACAGTTAGAACACGACACCCACTACAATGCCGAGAACTATTGGAAATCTAAAAATGTAGTGTACCCAACAACAGTAAAAGAACAAAGAGGAAATAGATAATGAAAACTTATTACAACGGACCACGTAAAGGCATGAATTATGGGGGTGGAGTATCCATGAGAAAACCTATGATGATGGGGGGAAGTGCAAAAGCACCTTCATATAACATGGGTGGGTTAGCCGAAAGCAACAGACAATCCAGTACAGGTCAAGCATCAATGATGAGTCCTATGGGTAGCATGACTGAGAAGAAGAAGTTCAGCATGGGTATGATGGCAGGAGGTAAGGTTAAGAAACCTAAAATGGCATCTTACAAAAGTGGTGGCTTAGTAGGCAACCAATCTAAATTGGATAAGAATAAAGACGGTAAAATATCTGGTAAAGACTTTAAGATAATGAAGTAGGCTTATCCCTAGCCCTCGATATCTTACGACCCTTAAAAAATACTATCGTGTTGATAGTGGTGTTTATTGTTATGGCTACAACTAACCACATCTCCCACCACTGTATCACAGATACCCACCTGACTTGTCCATTATCTCTTTAGCTTTGGACTCAAGAAACTTTATGAATTGGGTTACCTTTGTAGTTCCCTCGTACATTGGTAACCCCAAGTTCATAGTCTTCTCGAACTCATCGTGGTTTACTACATCGTAGAGTACTTCGACATTACCATCCCTAGTCAGGAACGCTTCAATCGAGAACAGTTTTGCTTTGACTTTTGATTTCATTGATCGGCTCTAAATTACTTATTGGTAAATTATAACAATCGGTTCTAAACGTAAAACCGTTGCTTGGGTCAACTTGACCTTTCTTGTATCTGGTAGCTTTATCGTAGTAATCTTTCTTAGGTATGCTACCTAGAATCCAAGCCTTACTGAGATCAGTCAGTATCCTCACGAACACATAACTGTCACAGTCCTGCTTAGTTCCATGAGATGCAACTGAGCAATCATAGTTTGGTTGTGGTCTAGTATTACACCGTTTGGTTTTTACATCAATTCGGTTTCCGTCTTTTACTAAATCATAATTAACTGTGTTCGCTTCAGTTGCCCCAATGGTATCAGCTACAATTATCTCGCCTATCGCACCTACTATATTGCTAGTGCCACCTGTAATACTTCCCTGCAGTATGCCAACAGAAGAAGCCTTTTCCCTCGCATGACGCATATAATCTTCGCTGATTGGTATCTCTATCATTAGCTTGAACTCAAGTCTACAACTTCGCAGGCATCTGCAGTACAAGCCAACTCACGAGAACCACTCGTATTGTCTTCCTTTTCATACAGTGAAAACTTATCCCAGTCAAGTGAAGCAGGTACACGACCCTTCCACTCCAGATAATCTTCAGACTCTATGTCTTGGTACGGTGCTTGTTGGTAGGTATGATCGGAGAATGGTAAGAACGATATGCCAGAAGCGATATCAAAATTATCATACAACCAAGTACCCACCTCCATCCATTCCTCTTCCTTCACAGAAATAGTCACAGACGGTTTGTGTTCACACCAGTTAAGTGCATAGATTTTCCACAACTCAAGTTGCTCTATTGCACTCATCTCAGTTCTAGTGATAGCACCACTAGGAGATTTCATAGGAAACGAGAAGACAGTAACACTATCAGGTTTTGTGATATCAGGCTCAAAGGGTATTCCCTCTTCCTTCATAAACTGTGTTAGTGGGTCTTTGTTATCACCACGTACAGTTCTGATATAAAACGGATTGTGTCTGGCATGAATACCTGATGCAGAGTCAGTCAACTGAGATACAGTACCACTTGGTTTTACACATGTGATAGCTGTGCTTCTTGGTATCCCTATCTTATCTGCATACTCCTTGTTTGTATCCACTGCTACTTGCTTCATTTCTTGTAGCCATATCTTAGAGTCAACGTGTCTAGCTAACACAGGATGATCCATGATCCCCGTGAGTGACACACCTAACAATCTTTCCTCTTCAGTGTTTGTTTTCCATATCTTTCGCAGGTACTTTAAATCTGTGAGAGTTGATTGGAATGTACCTAACATGGTAGCAATCCTAACCTTAGATCGTAGTTCCATTAGGTCATCAGTCTCTCTGACAACAACTTCAGATAGGTTACAGAATTGGTAAGGTCTGAGTATTATCTCACTGCAAGGATTAGTTCCCCACATGTGACCTGTTTGTCGTCTACCATTCTTAGCTACCTGATCATCTGCAGCCTGTCTATTAAACATACCTCGTTCACCTGACTTAGATTCATACAAAGCTAACCATTCTCTCATGTACGTTTCCATACTAGGCTTGCCCTTGTAAGATACAGAGTTGTTTGCTAAGGCTCTTTGTCCTTCATTCTCCCACCATTGACCAGTTTTAGCGTGTGCCATCTGATCATCATTAAGATTAGATAAGCTGATTAGAGCAGATCGTCTGACACCACCTACAACTACAACTTCTCCTACCTTACACATAAGGTCGTGACACTCAATAGGAAATAGCTTTCTTCCCTTAGCACTTTGAAACTTCTCTATGGTAAACTTAAATAAGTTAACGAGAGGATCAGCACCTGATGCACGACCACCCATAATTTTTAACTTTGCACCAGCAGGTCTAACCTTAGACACATCCCACGATGGTATCATACCTGAGTACAACAAAGCTACTAACTCTCTGTAGGCTTTTGCCCACCCTGCCTTACTATCTTCTACTGAAATCACAACGTCAGACTTCTGCATGTTCTCGCTGATGATAGGTAGCTTGTCTACGTTCTCACGTTCCACACTAAATCCCACACCAGTTCCACACATAAGTATGTACATAGCTTCATCAAATGATCTTGGACTATCAACTGGCAAATAGCTACAGTTATATCCACACGTGTTATCTCTTTCAAGGGCTTCCCCTGCAGTCATCATAGCTCTCATGGATGGCATAACTCTAAGACCTGTGATGTATTCTTCCATCATCTCTTTATCAACTTTGTCTAGCTTGTAGTTGTGCTTATCAAGTAAAGACTTCTCCATGAAGTTTACATATCTGCCAACTGTCTCGCCCCAGTTCTCTCTTCTTCCTTCTGCTTCTAACCAACGTGCATACCTAGACTTGTGTATGAACTCCTGATAAGAAGTTGGTAACATATTAGATGCCATCTTCGTCTTCTCCTACTGTCTCAATTAGTTTATTTAAATACCATTTTGCTTTTTCTAAATCTTCTACACCATTCTTGTATTTATACCTAGCTAAATACTTAAGGATGTTTCCTTGTAAGTAAGATTCAAAACCATCGCCAGTTATAGAAGCTATAATATCTATAGTCTCTATGCTTGACGCATTGTAGTGTGCAGGATGGTCAACCATACTACTTTCTTCTTCTTTTATTCTCTTTAACATGAACTCTTTATAACCTAACATTAATCTTTTCTGAAATCTACTTTAACAACATTCTCCGATGTGTCAAGTATTTCACCTAAGTCTTCATCAAAATCTATCTCTATCTCATCTGCATTAAAGTTAAACTCTATCTCAGTCTCACCACAACGAAACACTGTGTCTCCCTTTCGTCTTAGAAGAGCAAGCAATCCTTCGTACATAATTGATGCAACAGAATGATCCTCGTGGCAATCATATACTTTACCAGTGGTATCGTAAGTTACCATGTGGAACTTATCATCTTCTAGATCAGACAAGACTATGTAGTACTTGTTCTTCTCTAGGAGCATACTTTGATCTGTGCTTTTCTTTTTCATTTTTTTGTTAACCACTCTATAGGAATTGATTTGTCTGCCCACTTGTAGTTGTGCTTGTCACACCAATCAGCGTAGGTAGTCTTGCTTCCTTTGTATATCTTATTCTTTGCGTTCATAAATACCATACGTATATCTAAGTCTTTGTGTTGTTCTTTTATAAGAGCCATCTTAACCCTGTCAGGAGTATCGAAATGCCCCTTAGCTTCTATGTAGATATCAGTCGCAGGTATGTAAAAGTCAGGGTTATATGTTTTTACTTTAGGTATGTAGCTGAACTTATCTTTTTCGTATTCAAATTTTATTTTGTGGTTCACAAGAAAAGAAGCTAACCTAAGCTCAAACCGTGATCTGTACCCTGCAACTTTTTTCATGGTTATGTTCTTCCTAGCTTTAACTTATCTAAGTTCTTGTGTATGTACTGTGCCATAGTGGGTATGTATTTTTCAATCGTAGCCAACTCATCTAGCAGAGGATAGACTGGTATACATATAATCTTTCCGTTATTAATGATAGTGCTGATTGTTTTAAATTGTTCTGTAAGCTTGTCCATGTCTCTCTTAGAAGACTCTGCCTTAAGAGTTCCCAACTCAGAATAGTTATCACGTAACGTAAGAGGTATTCCTCTGTCGTGTTGTCTCAAGAAAACTATATCCCTGCCACCACCTTTTTCTACATCTGCTTCTACGTAGGCATGGTAGACTTCATCGTTTAACTCTAACAGTTTTGTTTGGTAGGTATGCAGAATTAAGGTAGGCATTACATTGCTTTCTTCTTTAGTACATCATACCATACTTTAGGTGGGTTCTTAGCCTTTGATGTTATCTTGCCAAACAACTGAGCCTTTGACCAACAGCGTGAACGATAACCACACATGCCACATATCTTAGGTAAGGTCTTGTTGCCAGTTCGTACCACCTCACTCTTAACTTTGTAAGTCTCAAACTCAGACTTGAATGGCTTAACAAAATTAGGGTCAGGGTCTATTAATCTTTTAACTCTCTTCTCAGCATCAGCCATGTAGATTCGTCTGTCTTCATCTTGCCAATCAGGAGCTTCAACCATAGCCACTTCACCACTTGACTTGTTGATAACTATCCAACCACCAAAGGGTAAACCTGTAGCTTCTGCATACAGATGACCTTGCATGATATAACCAAAGGGATCATCTTCCTTTATCTTATCATAGCCACCATAGCCAGTGTACTTAAATTTAAATGCCCACTCACTTGCAGACTTAACATCCCACACTTTATCTATGCCCATCTCATCTCTTAATATAAGGTCAAGTGTGCCATTGATTGTTTGTCCTGCAATGTTAAGTGAGACTGCTTTTTGTTTCTCAACGATCTCTACTCCTGCTTGCTCCATAATAAGAACTGCAACGGATTCAACTAAGTCACCAAACAAAAAACGAAACAGAGCATTGTAGTCCATCTCCTCAACAAGACCAGACCTCTCTAGTAGTTGCTGACAAAGAGGTCTACCTAAGCCAGACATTCTTATTCTGTACTCACGCTTCCTATTTAGTTGAATATCAACTGATTCTTTACACTCATCTGCAAAGTCTTGAGTAGCACTAGGGGAGATCGTGACTTCCCCCCTAGTAGCTCTCTGCATGTAGTCCTGAATTTTAAGCAGATTTAGCATTGAAATCAGCCGACAAGTCCTGTTCCTCACTAGGAGAAATGAGTTTCTGAGCTTCTCTAAACTGATTAAGAACGTTCTCGTTATGAGCCTTTACAGTCTCACTGAAGTCCTTCATCAATGTCTTATCTGTATCCAAGACTGCGACTTCCTTATGGAGGGAAGGAACTGGGATATAGTATACAACTGAGCCACTCTTAACTCTGCCCGTTGCTAACTTTATGACGACCTTTTGCATAATCTTCTTCTGCCTTGTAAGTCCGTCAATAAATTCTCTAATTGGTTTAAAGCCTGAACGCTTGAAGTATGCGACAAATGGGTGGTTGTCCATCTTAGCAGGATCACCATTTGCTTTAACAAAATCTCCACTGACCTGACCATATATAACTTGGTTACATGTGGCAGAACGTGACTTTAATTTTAGTGGGTCATCATCTGAAAGTAACTCTTCTTCTTTCATAGGTAATCTACCACACTTGTTTCCTGCTTGTGTATCTGGAAACTCACCTGATAGGGTAGGCTTCTGTACTGACTTGCAAGAGAAAGTTCCTTGCTCCATATCCCACACACTCCACTCGAATGTACGTAAGATAGGTCGGATGTAAACTTCCTTAGCGTAGATGAACTCACCATCAACAAACATCTTCCACGAGCCACGAGTCAAAGCGACACCATCGTCTGTCTCTGTATCATAGTTAATGTTAAGTCTTGATAGTCCAGTGTTGCTAGACGTTGCTTTCGCTTGTCCAGTTAGTTCCATGAACTTAGCAGTATCATCATCATTGAACGCTGATACCAAGTTGTCCATGTCGTTATCGATCGTAGTCATATCATTTCCCATATCATTTCCTTTATATTTGGGTTTCGGTAATTTAACCTTAGTAATTTACTTCGGATAAGTCAAGCCAATTTTCACCTATTTTTAATTCTATTCCTATAGGCATGTCGTATTCTATGTCATACCTAGCTTTCGAGCCATCAGAAATAGATAGCATAGCATCAGATAATACCTTGATGCACTGATCTTTTTCCATTGGATGAACGTCAAGTACAATAGAATCGTGTACTGTGTTGCATATTACAGACTTCATCTTAGCTTTTCTCATCACCTTGTCTAGCTCAACTAAGGCAATCGGCAGCAGGTCAGCAGTTGCAAACCCTTGCACTGGATAATTACAGATGGCAGTACGATTTGTAGCCGATCCCCAATCAGTCCACTTAGCATCAGGGAAAGCATACACCCTGCCTGATGGTAACTTTATCTCTTTTGTCTTGACTGCTTCCTTCTCTAGTTCCTTGTGCCACTCTGTTACCTGCTCATACTTCTCTTTAAAGGCACTGTAGTAGGCTTGTTGGGCAGGTGTACCACTTACACCACCATACAAAGGTTTGAAGGTGTGAGCCTTCGCATCCTGCCTGCTACACCCTATGATAGATGCAGTGTAGTTGTGAACATCAGTCCCATCCAAAACATCTTTGTAGGCTTGGGCATCTTTAGCTAAGAACCCTGCAACCCTAAACTCTAGCTGAGAGTAGTCACCCTCAAGAATAAAACCACCCTCGAATCGACTCTCGACTACCTTACGTATGGCAAACGTAGAACCACGTGGCATGTTTTGGAAGTTAGGATTACGAGAAGATAGTCTACCTGTAGCAGTAACACACTGCATAAACTCAGGATGGACAAAGCCATCATCATCCACATTGTTTTTCATACCCTCAACAAAGGTGGATAGGTAAGTACGAATGGCATTGTATCTAGAATAAGAAGTACAGAACTCACGGGCATCACCACTAAGTTCAAGTGATCTATCTTCTAGGGTGACTTTGTCAGTCTTAAATCCTGCAGACGCAGTATCTTTTGGATTGCGAGGTACAATCTTAAACCCTGCTACCTCGTTGGTATCCATGTACCTAGTTCCCCTGCCTTTACATGGCTTACATACTCTAAGCACCTTGCTAGGTTGTCCGTTCTTGTTGACCATCCTGACACGACCATTACCTAGACACCCTGCACACATCTGACCTTCAGTCTTGTACACAACGTCAGTCATGTTCCTTACGTTTCTTATGAACACGTTAGCTTTCATACGAGTACGTAACTTAGGCTTCATGGTGTTGCCACGCATCTCATGTCCAAGATTAAATGTAGCTCCCCACATAGCTTTGTCTCTTACCTTACGTGAGTAAAGAAGTACACTCCTGTCATCAGGGCTAGATAAGTTTACAGGTGTATCGCCCATAGCTTCTTTAGCCATAGTCTGTAGCTTAGTTTCCAAATAGGAAAGTTCCTCATTGTATTCCTTTTCAATCTCATGCAGAGTATCCAAGTTAATCTTAAGTCCGTTCATCTCTATGCGAGTAAGAACGTTAGTCATTTCAAGCGACAGCCTGAGTGTTGGTATCAATGTCATTAAATAGTTCTCCAAATGTTGTGCCAAAGGCTTCAAGTTGTTTTACTGCTACCTCTTCCGTAGCAAGTACGTCTGCTATACCATATTCTTTCACAATCTCATAGGGTATATCGTAAAATGTTTTACCATCCTTTAAGTAAGGTGACACCAAGTCTTTCTGTTTCTCAGTAACACCATATCGTTTTGCAAGAGAGTCTAGACTAAGTGACCACCTCCTTGCCTTAGCTAATATGTATTCAGATACCATTGTATCGTACACATGACCATCATAAACAAAACCACAAGAACGTAACCAAGTCAGATCAAACTTAAAGTTCTGACCTACCAATACATCAGCACTATTCAGATTATCTTGTAGCTTTTCAAACCAGCTATCGTCTACGTAGGCTTGACTGTCAGAGTGAAAGACAAAATCGTAAGTCACATCCTCTTCATCTAACCACTTATACCCTACAGATACAAGTCTATTACCAAAGTAAGGCAAAGCAGTACTACCCCCTGACTCCTTTGTTTTATGAGTTGTCTCCACATCAAGTGTCAAGACGTTTAGTTTTTCTACCTCTACCATTATTACTCCTATCAGTATTTGTCATATGACAATTAGCACAGAGTATTCTGCACTTTCTTATTTCTTTAAACAAGGTCACTATCTTGTGATTGATAAGATGGCTAACTTGTTTTGTCTTAACTCCAACGTGATCAAACTGCAGGGCATGTGCATTAGTTTTGTACCCACAGATATAACAACCACACTTGACCTTAAGATAGTTAAGCCAATATCTTCTTCTCCTTGCTCTAGAGTTAGTGCTAGCAGTCATCTAGAACCTAAAAGAACTAAAAATAATAAGCCAATAAATATACCAAGAAAGCCACCAGTTTGTGTTAGCAATCCCCACACTCCAATTAAGCATATAAAAAATCCCATTAGTAATAAACCCCCCTATGTACATCTATCTGGGCATTGATCATACCATGCCACCCATTATTTTTATTTTTAGAAATGCAAATGTGTCTCATAACATTATCAACTTCACTCGATCCCGTTTTACCTATGCCTATGATTACATCAGCTTCACCTGCTTTACCCGTTCTAGAATTGTCTAGCATAGAGTAGTCAATAAATTGACGATCATGTGCATCGTAACTTGCCTGACTAACTGCCCATATAAGTAGTTGATTTCGCTTAGCAATTTCTCTTGCAGTCACATAAGTTTCTTTTAGTCTCTCGTCACCACGATTATATTGACCACTAATCCTGAACTTGTCTAGCTGATCACAGAACATAATGTCAGGTTTGTTAAGCTTAGCGTAGTCATCAACCTCCTCAATCGAAGTACCAACAGAGTCCATGATTGTTAGGTAAGGTTCTATCTCAACACGATACCTTTCTAACAAGCTAGCCTTCTGCATTACCATCTCATCTCTTGTCAATTCAAAATAAGATTGGATAATCCGTAGCTTAATTTTACCTGCAGGTTCTTCGTTAGCCCAATACGTAACCTTAAACTTCTGCTTGATGTAAGATGATGCAAGGAAACAACAGAAGGTAGTCTTACCTACTTCAGGTCTAGCAAATATAATTCCTAAGTTTCCCCTATCCATACCCTTAAGGTTTTCTTGGATAAGGTTGAAGTGAAAAGGGAAATCAGATACTCCTGCTTCTTCTTCTAACAACTGAGACAAATCTTTGTCTACTATAGTGTAGGTAGTCTTGTCACTCATACGACCATCTTCAACTGCATCGATTAGTCTTCGCAGTTCACCAAACTCTTCATTCTCACCTGTAAATATCTCAAGAGCTTTCTCACCTATCTGCCTTGCTCTATCTCTAAGCCACAGATTGTTAACCAAGTCTAGATGAAGTTCATCGTTGTCAGTAGGTTTGTCATCGAGTTCAGATATGACATCTTGGATACGCTTCCTAGCTGAGTCAGGTACTGCAGGATTCCTGTCATTATATATACCTGACAACTCAGACTTAGTTAATGTCTTAGCGTACTTAGTGTGGGAATAAACTATCGTGTCGTAGATATCTTTGAGTTCCCTATCAAACATTTCTCTATCTATTTTATTCTTTACCTTAGCAAAGAAATCAACATCTAAACAAAATCCTACGACTTGTTTATCTACTGATATAACTGTTGATGAAATCATTACGATCCTCTTTCTCCATATTTTTTAGGTCTTTCTTTAGCACCACTAACTTAGTAGGTACATGATTAGACAAGTGCCTAACAATGTCAACTGCCTTACGAGTTGCATCTTTGTCTAAAGCCACGAAAATTTTTTTATAATTCCTGATTACTTGTATGTGTGAATCTAAAAGGGAAGTTCCCATCAAAGCTAATCCTGTCACTAAATTAGAAACAGAACATGCTGATGGGCAATCTTCCACAACAAAACAATTGTCACTAGTACCACACACAAAAGGGTGTTTGCTATTACCATACCTAAGCCATTTCGGTTTATTGTCAGTTAAATTTCTACCCGTTGCATCTACCACTTTGTCACCTTCTTTAACTAGGTAGGCTACCCTATCTCGTTGGAAGTCATATCTTATGTCAGCTAACCCTGCTAGGTAGGCATCGTAAGAGTTAGTCTTCTTCAGGTAGTTTTCTGCATTGATATTGCGAGATAAAGATACAAACGTATCAGGTATCTTAAACTTAATATCAGCTTCTTCTTTTATTGGTTC